GGAGGAGAAGGGAGAGAGACAAGCGCCTTCCCCAAAATTTGCCCAAACCTAGGGCGAGCGCTGGCTTAACCTCTAACCGGTTTATCGCTAAGTCCTCGGTTAGAGGAAACCCATATCCAAGAATTGCCAGCCCAAGCCAGCCGCATTGGGACCTGAGCGCAGGCCAAGCCATTGTCAATTGGGCAGCCGATGTCCTCGGTATTGAGCTTATGCCGTGGCAGCAATACATGCTTATTCAGGGCTGCGCCAGGGTCAATGGCAGGTATAGGTACCGCACCATTCTCAGCCTGGTGGCCAGGCAGAACGGTAAGACCTTGCTTGCTGCCATCAGGATATTGGGTGGCATGTGCGTCCTAGGTGAGCACTACGCATTGGGTACAGCTCAGAACAGGTCCATTGCCCTTGGCAGCTGGCACATGGCTAAAGAGCTTGCTGAGGATGCTGGCATCCACCTGAGCAAGCTCAGGCTGACCCTTGGCAACGAGTATTTCATGATTGGCCAAGGCAAGTACCAGATAGTGGCCAGCACAGCAGGGGGCGCTAGAGGCCTGTCAGGCGTTGACCTGGTTGTCATGGATGAGATTAGGCAGCTGACCAATTGGCAGGCATACAGCGCCATAGACAAGACGCGCAGGGCCAGGCCTGACAGCCAGCTATGGGCCATCACCACTGAAGGGGACCTGTCGTCCGAGGTGCTGAACAAGCTCCAGGCCCAAGGCAGGGAAGCCATCATCCAGGGCAGAGAAACAGCCCTTGGGTACTTTGAATGGTCAGCACCTCCAGGCGCCCATCCAGGCAAGGTGGAGACGTGGGCGCAGGCCAACCCAAGCCTCGGATATACGCTCGATGAGAGCACCGTACAGGCTGAATATGAGACTGATCCCTCAGAGGTGTTTGAGGTTGAAGTGCTGTGTAGGAAGGTTGCCAGCATCCAGGCATGGGTGAAGCCTGCTGATTTCGACCAATGCGCTACCGATATCAGGTTCCCAACGGATGAGGATTTCGTCCTGGCCTTGGACGCTGGCCCTGAGCTGCGCCATGCGTCCATCGTTGCCGGCGCCCTGGCCGATGACTTCCACCATGTGGAGCTGGTCGCGGAGTACACAGGCCCCGAGGCCCTGACGGCTGCTGAGCGCCGCCTAGACGCCCTCCTGAGCCGCTGGAAGCCCTACGCCCTCGTAACGCTCCACCGCTCCCCTGCCGAGGCTGTAGCGGCCAAGCTGGCGCAGGCCCACGGGGTGGAGCATGTGACCGTCAGGCCTGCTGATTGGGCCAGGGCTTGCCGTGCCTTTTACGCAGCTGTGAACCAAAGAACCCTCAGGCACCCTGGCGGTTCTGGCATATCCAGCGCATTGGCATCCACCAAGCGTGGCCCTGATGGGCTGGTTAGCAGCGTTCACAGGATCAATGCCGATGCTGACATAGATGCTGCCGTGTCAGCTGTCCTGGCTATGTGGCTGCCTACACAACAGCCTGAGCCAATCAAATATGCGGATTGGACGGCCTTCTAATGAGGAATGTGATCCCTCAATATGTGCTTTGGGTCCTGGAAATCCTGAGCCTTATAACCATCCTGTACACCTCATGGTTATTGGTGGAGAGGCCTGTCTTCGCGCTCATCTGTGCTGTGACGGTCCTGCTGACCTGTATGTACGTTGAGCACAGGGGTGTAGCTGATGGCGCTGCTTAAGGCCCTGCGCAAACCTCGCGTGACGGTCACCAGGACACCTAATGCCAATCAGTCCATGCTCCCCATTGCAGCCTGGCAGGGGGCGCTCAGGCCTGGCACATGGGGTACTGCATGGCAGGACGACTTCCCCTGGCACTACGTGACCGAGGAAGAGGCCCTGGACCTTCCTGTCATTGCTGGCTTCATGCAGATAACCCAGAGCTTGCTGCTCCAGATGCCCTTGCATGGCTACCGTAAGCCTGGCCCTGGCCTACCTCAGGTGCCCCTGTTGACTGACCCGCCCATCCTGCTTAACCCGACACCTGGCGACGCTCGGACCTTTTCTGATTTCATCGTTGAGTACATGCAGGACATGGTCCTATATGGCAACTATGTGGCTGTCCTAGGGCCTGCCAACACACAGGGATGGCCTGACCTGATGGTGCCCATCCCTGTCGGCCAATGGCAGGTGATGACTGATGGAACGTCAGGGGATTACCACTACCTCATCAATGGTGAACGGTTCGATAAGGCGCGGATCTTCCATGTGATGATGAACAAGAGCTGTAGCAACCTGGTCGGTAGGGGCGCGCTACAGCTGTACCGCCGGCTCATTGCTACCAGCGTTGCTGCTGAGCGTTGGGCCGCCCTGTATTACGAGGGTGGCGCCGTACCGCCTGGTGTCCTGGAGCATCCCAACCCTGACCTAACACAGGCACAGGCCATCCTGCTTAAGGACAAGATGCGCCAGGTGGCTATGGCCAGAGAATGGGCGGTACTGCCTTCAGGGTCCAAGCTCCATGTGCTTGATGGCAACGCTGAAGAGTCTCAGCTCAATGAGACGCGCAAGATGAACGCTCAGCAGCTTGCCATGGCTATCGGCATCCCTGGCGCCTTGCTGGGGCTGGATAGCCCAAGCCTTACGTACCGCAATATCACTGATGTCTTTCAGCAATTTCTGACCACAACAGTGATGGCTTACCTGGTTCCCCTTGAGCAGCAGCTCAGTCTCCAGTGCTTGCCACGCAACCAAGAGGCACGGTTCTTCCAAGCCAATGTCCTAAGACCTGACATGGCAGCCAGAATCACTATGGCTAATGAGGCCATGGGGTCGGGCCTGTTCACCAAGGAAGAGGCAAGGGCGTTCTTTGACCTTGGTGCAATCCACTTCATTGAAACCAGCCAGTCTCCTATGGGCAATGAGCCTGAGCCGGCGCAGCCATGACTGTCATATACCGCAGTCCGTTGGCCATCGTATTTCAGGGCCGATCGGAAGACATCCTGCCTACGCTTGCCAAGGCCTCGGTTGACTGCATCGTGACCGATCCGCCCTATGGGCAGGCGTACCAAAGCAACTTCCGCAGGGCCATCATGGACCGAATAGAAGGTGATGACGGATCGGCGGACGTTACGGACGTCATACGCAAGGCGTGTCAGGCCCTACGAGGTGGCAGGCACCTGTACGTGTTCGGCCCTGATATGGCCCCTGGTTTGCCTGTTGGTGGAAGCACTGAGCTGATTTGGGCCAAGGGCAATATGTCCATGGGTGACCTTACGGCCGTCTGGTCGCAGGCTCATGAGCGCATTGGGTTCATGGTTCATGTGCCAAGCCAGGCCAATAGGGCTGATGGCAAGGGCAAGCTTGCGGCCAGGCTACGTAAGGGTTCCGTCCTGTCTGTGCCAAGGAAGAATTCAAGAGCCAATAACAGGCACCCAACAGAGAAGCCCGTTGCCCTGCTCAGGCAGCTTATTGAGTCGTCTACCTCAATCGGCGAGGTAGTTCTTGACCCTTACGCAGGCGTAGGCAGTACGGCCGTAGCGGCCATTGCCTGCGGCCGTAGGGCCATTGCTATTGAGGTTGACCCTGGCTATTGCCAGACAATCGTGAACAGGGTCAAGGAAGCTGAAGGCCTGGCACAAGAGATTGAGAGGCTCTGATATGAATGATGGCCTGGTGCTCAGAGCCATTGATAGCCAGCTATCAATCACAGGTGACGGCCGTACCGTCCTAGGCCTGCTGGCCCCATACAACCAGGTGACCAGGGTGGATGATGGGTTTGGCCCCTATTATGAACAGTTTGACCCTGGCTGCTTTGACCGTTGCATCAAGGGAAGTGCCAGCTATCTCAGGGTTCAGCTAGAGCACAATGGTCATTGGGTAGGCCGGGGCCATGCTTGGAACGATGGGCCTACAGGCCTCGCAGCAGCCATGCGCCTGGATGATACCGAGGCTGGCAGGGAAGCAGCATTCAAGATCAGGGACGGTCAGACACCAGGCCTAAGCCTTGCATTCAGGCCTTCCCCTAGCGACCCAACCAGGGCGCATCCTGACGGGCGCTCAGTGGTCCATAGGCAGCGTGTGAAGGCGCTCCACCATGTGGCCCTGTGCCAGGTGCCTGCGTACAGCAATGCACAGGTCACGGCAGTACGTAGCGCCCCTGAGGGGCCACCAGAGCGCCTTCAATACTGGAAAGACTGGACAGCTCAAGCCAGGCGTGGCTAAATGCGCCTGAGCGGTTTGATGGTCAGCAGCGCTGGATGTGTTCCTCACTTCCCTTCCTGGAAACCCTCGGGAACCCTGGCGCTGCTGGCCTCACCGCCACCGCATGACACCTGCGCATATGGCCTGCGTATCACCCATGCAGAGAACCTAATCCTTTCTCTGAATGAGGTTTGTCATGCCTACTGAGATTGCCGGTAGCAAGCGCCTGGACTGGCTCAAGCGCCAGATGGATCAGGCCTTTGGTGAGGTTGAAACCATCACCAATAGAGCTGCTGATGAGGATCGCAACCCTACTGATGCTGAAGAGCGCACCCTTGAGGCTAGGCGCTCCAGGATCACTGAGCTTCAGAAAGATCTTGAGGTTGAGGCTGATCTTGCTGAGCGCTCAGCTTCATACCAGGGCCTTGTGGCGCACATTGGTCCCCCTCAGGATCAGCCGATCAGGGGCCAGCTGGTGGAGCGCCAGGCGCAGCAGAACCTTGAGGTGCCTGTCTATGACACTCCTGGTAAGTACCTGGTTGACTTCTTGACCCGTTCTGAAGACCCTGCTGCTAAGGCCAGGTTCGATCGGTACCTTGAGCGTGCCATCACCCATCAGACCACGGCTCAGAACCTTGGCATTCTGCCTACGCCTATCCTTGGGCCTCTTTACACTGAGCAGGCCTCGCGCCGGCCAGCTATTGAGGCTGCCACGCTACGGCCCCTTCCTGGTGGCGGTAAGACCTTTGGTCGACCCAAGATCAGCCAGTACACATTGGCAGGGCCTCAGTCTGCTGAGAAGGCTGAGCTGCTTAGTCGGCCAATGCTCATTGACCCCGTCAACGTGACCAAGCAGACCTATGGCGGTGTGGTCAACCTGTCCTGGCAGGACCGAGATTGGTCCGATCCTTCCATCATGGACATCATCGTCAGTGACCTGGCTGCCTCTTATGCGCAGGCTACTGATGCGGGTTTCGTTACCTACTTCCTCGGTACGGTTACGCAGACCTTGGCTCTTACTACGCCTGATTCTGAAGGCCTGCTAGGTGCCATCTTCGGTGCCACGGGCACCATTTTCAGCCAGACCAACAGCATGCCTGACACGCTTTGGGTTGCCCCTGATGTGTGGGGTTCTCTTGGTGCCATGGTGGACAGCACTGGTCGTCAGATGTTCGCGACGGTCAATCCTGTGAATGGCCTCGGTACGATCAGCCCACAAGCCATGACTGGCAGCATCGCTGGTTACCGCCTGGTAGTGGATAAGAACCTGCCATCCGGTACCGCCATCCTCGGTGACAGCACCTATGTTGAGGTTTACGAAACCGTTGGTGGCCAGGTGTCCGCCATTGAGCCTTCAGTGCTTGGTACGCAGGTTGCCTTCTATGGTTACATCGCCTGGTTGACCCTGGAGCCTAAGGCCTTTGTGAAGCTGACAGGTGTCCCTGTACAGGCCTTTGGCGCCAATGGCAATGGAGGCACTCCTGCGCAGTCCAGCAGCCATAGCAAGGCCAGTAAGGCAAGCTGATGGCTCTTCCGACAGGGCCTGGCTGGCCTGACATTGATGAGTACAAGCAATGGGCGCGGGTTGCTGACACCGTTGATGACGTGGCCATTGACCAGGCCCTGTCGGCAGTCAAGACAGCCATTGTCGCCAGGTGTCCTGTGCTGGCTACAGCTGCCTGTCCTGCTGATGCCCTGTATGCCTGCCTGCTTTGGACAAACCGCATCCTGGTACGCAGGCAATCCCCTGAAGGGATCGTAGGTATCGCCGATATGGGCGCTGTTCCCATCGTCGGGTCAGACAAGGATGTGAGCCAACTGCTGGCCCCATGGACTGAACCAGTGGTGGCCTGATGGATACCTACGCAAGAGGCCTGGAGATTGCCCAAGAGCTTGAGGCCTTGGGCACCAGGGCCACATTGGACCCTGCTTTGGCTAACCCCCCTTGCGTCCTGGTGATCCCGCCGAACCTGACGTTTGACCTTCAATGCGAAAGTGTTACGGCAGCCTGGCAACTAGTGGCCCTGGCACCTGCACCTAACACGGCTGACCGAGGGACCTGGCAGGCGCTTGACCTGATGGTCACCAACCTTCAGAAGGTCACGGACATCCATGATGCTGTTCTGGTGGCCTATTCGCTTAATGGCAGGACACACCCTGCCTATCTGTTGACCTTCTCAGAAGGGATCTGACCCATGGCTGTAGTTGAGTCCAAGCTCAAGACAGGCAAGCTCTTGCTAGGTACGGCTCCAGGCGTTGAGTACGCCTGTCAGCAGACCAACGTACGTATCGTGCCTGAGCACAATGAGGAAGGTGATGAGGTTGAAACCCTGTGCGGGGATGTCCTGACGCCTTCCACCACCACCAGCTGGAGCCTTCAGGGCACCGCCATCCAGGATTGGGATAGCACCTCAGGTGTCAGCTTTATCAAATACAGCTGGGAGAGCAACGGGGTGACGGTTCCCTTCAGCTGGCAACCCAACGCAGGCGCTACCACCATCACGGGCAATGTGACGGTTCGGGCGCTGGAGCTTGGTGGCGATGTGAACACGCGCATCACCTCGGATTTCACCTGGCCCCTGGCCGGTGAACCCACGCCCGTCTGGCCTTCCACCACGCCCGCCACGGGCGCTACAGCAGGCGTACCGGGCGCCTGGACGCCTGCCGGCGCCAATCCCCCGTCCTCGGTAGCCAACCTCATCGCAGGCACACCTAACGCCGTTACAGCGTCCCCCACGACGGCCTGGACGACAGGCCAGTACGTCCAGACCGGTACGGCCGGCGCGCCTGGCCAGGCCCATTGGGATGGTACGGCGTGGGTGGCTGCGCCTGCCTTGCTGGCCGACGATCAGGGCGCCGATGATGGTGCTGACGAGTACACCAGCGTATGACGCCTGAGGTTGAGGTGAAGGGCGTAAGCGAAACCACCTCATCGCTGAACGCCCTAGGCGATGAGGTAGGCAAGCCTCCAGGTGGATGGGGAGCTGTAGAGCAGATTGTCCTGATGGCAGCCAGAGCTGGAGCGCCCAAGAGAACAGGCAGGCTGGCAGCCTCAGGCCAGACTGGCGGTAATCCTGAGCAGGCTCAGGCCACGTTCACTGTTCCCTATGCCAACCCTATTCATTGGGGTTGGCCTGCTAGGAACATCAAGCCTCAACCCTTCCTGGCCAACGCTGTACGGACCACTGAGCCTGTATGGGCAGCAGCCTATGAGCGCAAGCTCCAGGACACCATTGATAAGGAGCAGGGTTAGATGGCCAGTCTCAGGCTCAGATATAAGGTCTGGTGGAACGATGGGGATGAGGTGGAGATTAGGACCACGGTCGCTGACCTGATCAGCGCCGTTGAGGTGCTACCTGAGGATCAGAGAAGCAATGGCATTGCCTTGACCACTGCTCAGATCTATTGCGCCCTTAAGCGCCTAGGTCATGATGTGCCGTCCTATGAAGAATGGCTATTGGTCCTAGACAACTATGATCAGATGAAGACCGTTGTCGAGATTGATGGCCCTACCTACCGGGCACGCTTGGCTACCGTGCCGTCACAATTGCCATCTTCACAGGAACCCCCTGGCAATCTTGGCTTGAATCAGATGATCGCGCCCTAGAGACAGCTGAAGAATTACTCATAGCAGCAGGCAGGCTAAAGAGGGTAAGGGGCACATGACAACCAGCCTGGTAATCAACATCCTGGCTGATGCCAAAGACGCAAAGGCAGCCCTTAAGGACACCTCCAAATCAGTGGATGATTTGGGCGATTCAGGCAAGAGCATGGGTAAGGTCATTGCGGCTGGTGCTGCTGCCGGTGTGGCTGGCCTGGTGGCCCTTGGTGTGAGCGCGTTCAATGCAGCTGAAGAGTCAGCCAAGATCGGGCGCGAGACTGAGCGTGTCATCAAGACAACAGGCGCAGCTGCCTGGATATCGGCAGGCCAGGTAGGGGACCTGGCCTCAGCCATCTCAGACAAGACAGGGGCCGATGATGAGGCCATCCAGTCTGGTGAGAACCTGCTCCTGACCTTCACCAACGTTCAGAACGTTGTGGGCGACGGTAATGATGTGTTTGACAGGGCCACTGAAGCAGCCCTGGACATGTCAACCGCGCTTGGCACCGATATGTCAGGTGCCAGCATCCAGCTTGGCAAGGCCCTGAATGATCCCATCAAGGGCCTGACAGCCCTAGGCAAGGCTGGTGTGTCCTTCAGTCAGGATCAGAAGGACCAGATCAAGCTGATGCAAGAATCTGGCGACATCTTGGGCGCTCAGAAGATCATCCTTGGTGAGGTCGAGAAGGAATTCAAGGGCGCAGCTGAAGCAGCCGGTACGCCACTAGACAAGCTCAAGGTGTCCATTGGGAACCTTCAGGAGTCTGTTGGGTCGCTGCTGATCCCTGCTGTATCGGCGGCTGCGTCCATCCTTCAGAACACGTTGGGCGCTGCCATCACAGGCGCTACCGACTTCTTCAGTAAGCACCAGGCCGTCGTTGAGGCCCTGGCATCTACAGGCCTGGTGGCCCTGGCCGCCTCCTACCTTCATGTCATTGAGGCCAACGCAAGGCTGGTTGCTCAGGGCGCCATTGAATTCTTCGTCAACCTTGGGAATTCAATCTCGTATTCCTTCCAATTTATGAAGCTGGCGGTATCGGAACTTGGTGTCATGCAGGGCGCTATGGTCGGGATGAGCGCAACGGCGTTGCCTGCCATCTCCT